TGAATTGAAAACTGACCTTGATGATGGTCATAACATAAAGGTATTACATGAAAATGAGAAGTTCTTCTTCCCATTCCAGTTCCTTTTGGTCTTATGTGATGTAAGGAAGCAGGTCGTTGACATACATAGCAGCCAAGACTTGCTACCTTATCCATCCATATTTTTTCTTCTTTGGTTGCCATTACTTCTTTTTCTTAGCAGCCATTATTTTCTTTTTTAAAGCAGTTGGTAATGTTTGTTGTTTTTTACTTAAACTCCCTCTTTTTGAGGTGTTTCCTTTTTTTCCATAAGCCATATTTGCTCCTCTGTTATTTCTTCATAAGTTGATCTACATCCATCTGGTGTGGCAGCACTTGCCATTTGTATTGCTTGTATATCATTATCTGCAGAATATACAATCTCTCTTTTAAGAGTGTCATCTTTCCATATATTTACTTTGTAATTCATATTTCCTCCTATTTAAATGAAAGAAACGAACCTATAGAATAAAAAAAAATTTTTAAACGCACCAATAATTTATTGTGGTTTTCCTTGACCTCTATATTTTTTAAAGGATCTTTTCTTAGATTTGTTCATACTAGACTTCTTTGGATTTCTTCCTATGGATGTCTTCTTTGGTATTCGTTCATGTACTAACTTGTTTAAATCAAACTTTGCTTTTGCCATGTGCTTTTTTTAACCTCTGTTGTCTGTGACACTTCCCTCGTCAGCTAAAGCTGATGAATTTTGCCCCCACCCTCCGAATCTGGCGATTCTAACTGTGTGGGTGCATACCAACGCCTCACGATAGATCGATATTAATTTTAATATCTCCTTGAATATTGTGAGCTACCTTATCTGGAGCTCTTAGTCCTACTCTATCTAGTATATCGCGAGAAGCTTCTAACTGAACGTACTCGCTTCTAGCTGAGGTAGACAGCTCGATAAGTCTTTTACTCGCACTTACTGCGCCAAGTCCAAGAGTTTGTGCTATCCTTGATTGCATATACTGTTGTACCTTTGGTAAACGTAGTGTGCGAGAAGCACTTACTCTCCCTGCTTCTTTACTTCCTTTCGTTGAATAACCTGCCTTTTCAGCAGCATCCTTTATACTACATCCTGTTGCTACGATAGTATCAACCAACTGTCTTTGCTTTTCTGTTAGATCATCTTTCATACACTATTATAATTCTACCCCTAACTGAACGTAGGCTTAGAATTTCTCCTTGTCAACAATTATTATGACACTTTAGTGTTCGTTTAAACTCACAATACTATATCTTGTATGTGCGACTTACAGGCTCTAGTGCTGCGCACCCAAGCCCTTCGGTCTTGTCCCTTCGGGTAACGATCCTGGTCGCTTGACGCTCGTTCCACTCGCTTTGGTGGAATAGGCATCCGCCTATGCTATTGACCCCATACGCAATTTTACTTCGTAAACCGTTCGCTGTTGCTCACTATTGCTATGGGTCCCCCACCACACACGTGGTTACAGGTGCTTGTATCATGAGTTTGCCTCAATGAACAGTGCTAGGGACATCAGCGCCGCACCTAAAGGTGCCAAGCCCTACGGGTGCGCTGTGTCGCACTGTGTCATTGAGCTTTGCCTCATGATGACTGCACCCCTGTCCACGAGCGATGGTGCTTGTTGGATGTTAATTAATAGTCAAACAAAAGGAGATACTTATGGACTATGTTAAATACTATGAGTTAGTAGTTGATGAAACTAATAAGATGAGAGTTAATGAGTTGTTAACTCTAAGAGAAGAAGCTATTTATAAAGGTGAAACTGATAAAGTAGCTGAAATAAATGCTGAGTTAAATCAAGTAACAAAAGGAGATGTTTATGCACAGTAGTGAATTAAGAGATATTGATTATTCTGATAATAGAATAGATAATATGGCAGATGTATTAGATTCTGTTGATATTAATGCTGGTATGTCAGCATTTTTCAACAGTATAATATTGCCATTTGCTGATAGCCCAGATTGGGAAAAGTTGGCAGAATGGAACTGCAATTCAATCTATGGTGTATTTTCTAGACATCTAGAAGCTTGTCAGAACTCACTAGATAAAACTGTGGGTTTCTTGAAACAAGCTATGCAAGAAGATGTAGGTACTGAAATATCAACTAACAAAATTGATAAGTTGTTATTCAGAAGAAATGCACAAGAGTTGAATATCAAAAGAGCTGAGATGATACTTGATGCTTTCAAGCTAAAGTATGAAACATCATTTGGTAAGAAGTATGTACCAATGAGCAAGTCAGCTGTTAAAGATGTGACTTCTAGTCAAGTGACAGAATATAATATGGCTAGATTAAAACAAGCATTGAGTAAATAATATAAATTAAAGCCCTGTACTCCTATTGGGGTATGGGGCTTTTTTTATCGTTAAAAGCCAATTTCCAAAAACGGCTCGGCGTTGGAAAAATCATTGGCGTTGCTGCCGAAATTCATAAGGATATATATGAGCAATAAAGAAATAGATCAGAATATTACCAAGTTAAGAAAGTTAGTATTAGGTGAAACTAATGTTAATACTTTAAAAGAAATAATAAAATGTATTGATCAAGTACAATTTGATTTCTTAAAGTTAAAAGTAGAAAAAGCTACTTTTAAAAGATGTTTTACAAATACATTAATAATAGAAGAAGTAAGTAAAGAAATTCAAGAGAATAAACTTATAAGACTTAAAAAGTTTAAAGAAGTTTATAATCGTTGGATGGATTATCAATATAACAAAGGAGAAGAAAATGCTAAATAAAATACAAAACTGGTTAATGAATGTAGCAGCTAGATGGCTATGGGTGGCAATTATGTTGCCATTTAGAATCATTCTAGGTTTATGTTATGCAGTAAGCAAACATATGCCAGATAAGGTAGAATTACCTTATAAAATAGTTAAGAAAGATTCTAAACAAGGATGGTTATAATGACTTTTATATTTCTATTATTAATTGTAATAATATTATTGTTTGGTATATCATTAGCTAAAGAAAATTTAGAACAAATAGAACAAATCAATGCGTCTATTAGACAACAATTAGAATATGAAAAGGAAATATGTCGTCATTTAAACAACAAATCTTAGAAGATATAGAGAAATTACATTTTGATTATGCTGAATGTAAAATTGAAATGGAAGAATTTATAGCAGGTATTACAAGACTTGGTGTAGATTCTCCAGCAGATATAGAGGAGCATAGACTAAATGCAGAAGAAGCAAGATACGAGTATAAAGTATCACAACATCAAAATAAGTTCTAAAGAAATATTTGAATTAGAACATATTATTAAGATGTATTTGCTACAACAAGAAACATTAGCATATTTAGACACAAATAAAATTAAAGGTTATAGCTTTTATACAAAGTTAAAACATTTAATAGGTTTGTATGAATTAAAGAATCCTAGTATTGATAGTTAGTTAACTTAGGTTTCTCCCTCTATCAATCTAAACACTAAGTTTAGCGTTGCACTTAGGGGATAAAAGCAACGCACATAGCTATCCCAAGAAATGAGATAGCTTATACAGAAAGAAAGAAATATTCGAAAGGTATTAAATGCCCAATATCAAAAATAATATAAAAAATCTACGCACAAAAATAAGTAATTTAATGCCAAAAACATTAAGTTTTTCAAAGTATTTATTTATTGGATTACTTTCTGGTTTAGCTTGGTCATTACACTTTATTGGTGTTGCTGCCGAGTTAACTTACGAAATAATTAAAAATTATAAAAACAAAATAGGAAAAAATTAATATGGCAAATTGTTATTATCATTCGGTATCTTCAGTAAAAAAATGGGGTGGCAAAGTAGAAGACTACCAACCCATACACGATTGGATGGATGAAAGTAAAAAATTAACTACGCATTTTGCACATAGATTATTACGTCATCATGCCGAAGGCTGCTTTGCTGCCGAAAAAGAATTTGGTCATACTATTATGAATAGCGATAACAAAGCTATTCCAGTACGACTAATTGTAGAAAAACATATCATTGAAGATTTAGGATTTATTCCAAGCTTTGATGATTGGATTAAAAATGTAAGAATAGCATCTTGGATGCGGAAAGGACAACATAAATTATGATAGCACATACAATTGATTTAGTAGGTGAGTTTAAATCTTTACCAACTAGCCACGAAAAATGGTGGGAAGAATATAGAAAAGGTGAAAAGTTTGCACTTTCAATTAAAAAGAAAAACGCATTACCTTTAAAAGAAATTTACAAAAAAATGTATGAAGATGGAATACACTATCTTCAATTACATTTTGAAGGTGGACATGACGAAGGTGGCTTTGATGGAGATTTTGTATTTCTTGATAAAGATAAAAATCCAATGACTATCAAAGACCTTAGTAAATATAGTCCAACAGGATGGATAGATGAATATACACCATTGGAGTACACTATTGATAAAGGTAAAGACAAAATCACTCAAGTATTTGAATATCGAAATACTAACTACTCAGATGTAAAAGTAACTCAAGATTGGTTAGTTAACAAATGGTATGAATTTGGATTCTTAGAAGAATGGGGAACATTTGCATTTGAAGGTAATGTTTATGGTGAAGTCATTGTATCAACAAAAGATGGATCTTATAATGTTGATGCTAATGAAACATTTGAATCATATGAAAGCAAAGATTTCGAAGGGAAAATGTTTGATGACTAAAAAAGAACTAAAAGAATATATGAATTGGGTTAATAGTTTTGCTAATCAAAAAACTGTTACCAATAAACAAACCAAAACCAAAGGAAAAAAAAATGCAGCCGATAAGAAAGAACGAGCTTGAATACCTTGATAGACTTATTAGCGATAAGTTTAGATATAGACGTCAAGATATGGAATCAGCAATTGAATCTGATACACAAAAACAAACAGATAAAAACTATAAATCATTTGTTTCTAAGCTTAATATAAAAACTGAAATAAAAGCTTTTAAAGATGCCGAAGACAAATTAAATAAATTTGTAAGAAGCAAAGAAACTTATGAATTAAAGTTAGAACAATCTAAAAGAGCAGCAAGAGATAAGTTATTAGAAAAACTTAAATCTTGGACTAATGTTAGATCTTGGAAAAATAGAAATGATGATCCTTTTCAATGGGACATTAAAAATGTAGAAGATGTAGAACCTTGTTTAAAGAAAGTATGTAAACAAGAAACTTATAAATCTATTGTTAAACTTTCTAAATATAAAGTTAAACAAGATTTAGAAAATCTTGAAGAACAAGCAAGAAATGTATTATACTCTGGTAGAAATATTATGGATGTTTGGAAACATTTAGGTCAAACATTCAAAGCTTCTGGTGTACCAGTAGCAGCTCCAAAAGAGTTTTTACAAATAGAAAGTAAATAATGGATATAGATAAAGAAATAAATTATCTTGCCGAAACTGATACTACCTTTGCTGAACATATGGCAGAGGTAGAGTATCAGCGAGATATGGTTAAACATTACAAAGGTAGTTATGTAAACCAATCTGATAAAGCTGTATCAAAAGCTATTGAAGATTTTTACGCTTCCGAAAGTTATGTTAATTCAATTAAAACAATTAATGCTCTCAATATAGATCTTCTTAAATTAAAAAATAAAAGAAGAACTGCCGAGATGAAAATCGAAATATGGAGAACATTAGAAGCATCAAGGAGAAAAGGTAATGTCTGAACTATACACATTTATTGGTCAGCAGCTTAAACAAGCTAGGATGACCAGATACCCAACAAGACGTGTAACATTACAAGAGTTATCTAAAGAATTAAATGTTACATACCAGCAAATACAAAAATATGAAAAAGCTGTTAATAAAATTCCAATAGAAAATTTATTAAAAGCATCTATTTATCTACATAAACCTATGTCTTATTTTATACCATTGCATATGCAGTATTATAAAAATCCAGATATAGAATTAACACCTGCTGATACAGATCCAGATGTACAAGAATTTATGGCATCAAAGGCATTTGTTTAAGCCCATAAAAGCATAAGTATCTCCGACTAGTCAATTATGCGAGGTGGGGAAAGCGAGAGTGAGTACCCACTATATATAGTTGACAGCTACCGAAATATACATATACCTAGTAATTATGGCAAATAAGGCACTAGGTGAACAATTTCATAATCAAGTAATTCCGCAATTTGTTGCGTTAAGAAAAAAACTTGGAATTTCACAATTAGAAATGGATGAGATACTTGGAGTTGCAAAAGGTCTTGTATCAAAATGGGAATGTGGTATAAGAAAACCAAGTGGTTGGTTATTCTGTTGTTGGGCAGAATCACTAAATGCCGAAATTGTAATAAAAGAAAAAGAGGTAACAAATGACAGTTAATCCAGATGTTGAGTTAAATGGCTTGACAGATGATCCTATAGTTAATCAAGTAGTAGATCTCATTGTTAAACGACACATACAAGGTATGGAAAAGTTTGGTAAAACAATGGCAGATAACGAAAGACCAATTAATGAATGGGTAGATGAAACAATTGAAGAATTGTTAGATGCTATTCATTACTTAGTCAAAACAAAAACTATATTCGATAAGTTCAAAGCTGATAACAAAAAGTTAAGAGCAGCTCTTGAAGCTTTAGAAAAAGGATCATTCAAAAATGAAGAAACAAAAACCGAAAGTTCCAGTTGATTATACTGCTTACCATGTAAGACAACAAGCATGGTATATGTCTTTACTAAAGTTTTACAACACAATAGAGTTTGATGAAAAAAAATATATTGAGTTTGCTAGAAGATTATTTGACAATAAAATAGACAAAGAAACTTTAACACAGCTAGATAAACTTAGGAGAAAGCATAATGATCTTGAGAAAAAAAAATGGCAAGAAATCAAAAAAAAAGGTGCAACTAAACTCGGACTTGCCTTTAGAAATGTTATTACAAAAGGACAAGGAAAGATTAATTGAACATTTAAAATTTATAAAGTCATGGAAAAAAAAAGCAGAAAAAGAGTTAAAACAATTAAAAGAGTAAAACAACTAACAGGCTATTATATAGACTACAGTGGAAAGGTAACAAAAATATATGAAGAAAGATTTCGACAGGAAACAAGGTATAGGTGGCAGTGATGCCACAAGAATATATCAAGGTAATTGGTATGAGCTATACCAAGAAAAAGTAGGTGAAAAAGAATCAGATGATTTATCTGATGTACTCCCAGTACAAATGGGAATACACACAGAAGATTTTAATATTTTCTGGTTTGAAAAACAAACAGGCATTAAAGTTCTTAAGAAACAAGTTTTCATTACCTCAAAACAATATCCTTTTTTATACTGCAACATTGATGGTGTCTTAAAAGAAAAGAAAGCATTATTAGAATGTAAACACACAAATGCTTTTAGTAACGAAGCCAAGACAGCAGATAAGTATAAAGCTCAGATACAACATTATCTTATGATTTATGGTGCAAATAAAATGTATCTATCTATATTTTTTGGCAATATGAAATATGGTTTAGTTGAAGTTTTACCAGATAAAGAGTTTCAAGAACAACTTCTTGCTGCCGAAGTATT